GTGAACGCTATCTACCAAAGAAAGCTAGAGAAGCTCTGAGTAAGGCTGAGTACGCAGCTACGAGCAGGAAGAAAAAGAAGGACATCAAGAAGGGGAAGCCGGTTTCAAAGCAACCCAAGAAGATTGCAAAGAAAACAAGGAAGTACCGGACATGAGCTTAACTGATGCCGAGAAGGGTAGGCTAAAGAAAGTTGGGTTGACTGGGTTAAACAAACCCAAGATGACTCCGTCTCATAAAAGCAAGAAGGGTGTTGTCGCGGTGAGGGATGGCGGCAAGGTTAAGGTTATTAGGTTTGGTGCCAAGGGTATGGGGCACAACTACAGCCCAGAGGCGAGGAAATCTTTCAAGGCTAGGCACGGGAAAAATATTGCCAAGGGTAAGATATCGGCAGCGTACTGGGCGGATAAGGTTCTCTGGGGTGGTCCAAGTGCGAGAAAGAAGTCTCCACCAAAGTCACAAAAAAATAGGTTCGGATAATGTTTGTCGATAGCTTTGCCCAGTACATACAGAAAGTAACAAACGCTAAGTTAGACGTAACGGGAACGGGCGTTACTACTTTATACACAGCGCCAACCGCTGCATCCTTTGTGATCATCAACTCTATCCTTGTTTCTGAAGACACGGGTAATGCTGACACACTAACGGTGACCCTTACAAACGGGTCGTCTGTGTTTAGTTTGTTTAAGACGGCGGCCATCGGCGCGAACGGGACCGTTGAATTGTTACTGAAGGATTTAGTATTGCAGCCTACGGAGATATTAAAAGTCACTGCGGCCACAGGGAACAGGCTTCATGTGGTTGCTGGAGTACAGGAGTTTGTGCGCTCGGTCGCCGGTAGGGTGCCTCAATATAATAATTACTAGGCTAAAGATTTAAGGATCAACAGGGGGCAAGTGCCCGAGGATACTGAATGTCAGCCAAAATGCTTACGCCAGAGATGTTGCAACAAGCGATTGATCTCTTCGTTGTCCACGGCAGCAAGACCGCTGCTGCGCGGGCATCTAAAATACCCAACACCACGTACAATAGTAGATACTCCGAAGCCGTAATGCGGGGGTACACGCCCTCATCTGGTGCGTTAGCTCAGGCTGATGTGTCTTCTAACGACCTTAGAGCGCAGATAGAAAACTTAAAAAGCCAGCTTTCTGCAAACCAAACTCACGTTGAGGTTCCCCCTGTTGTTATCAAGCCGCACTACACAGTCAGAACAGATCGCGGTAGCGGCGAGAAGATCAGGATATGTGCGATTGGCGATGCTCACGATAGCCCTAAGATCCCAAACAAAGAAAGGTTTGAGTGGATAGGGGCACACATTAAAGCCACTAAGCCCGACGTTGTTGTACAGATCGGAGACTTTCTAACGCTAGACAGCTTGAATAACTACGAACCAAACGAGACCTTTGCAGGTAAACTGAAGCCAACTTTTCAAGCGGACGTAGGGTCATTCATAGAGGCTCTTGGTGCGATGGATATTGATGGGCCTGAGCTACATTGCACACTAGGTAATCACGAGCAGCGACTCTTCGCATATGAGAACAACCACCCAGAAGTTTACGGCATGATGCAAATTGAATTGCAGGGTGCGTTTGAAAGGTTCGGATGGACCTTCTCTCCATACAAATTCATTCAGAAATATGGCGGGGTAGGGTTCACACACTCAGCAACAAACTCGATGGGCCGTGCGTATGGCGGTAAGAATAGTGAGAACAGCATCGCTAATGATTCTCTATTTGATTTGGTGATAGGCCACTCACATCGGAGACGCTTGGTCCGGGTTCCAAAGATAGGGGACGACAACAACCTAGCGGTCTTGAACCTGGGGTGCGCTCTTCCTGATGGGTTCATCGAGTCCTATGCTCGACATTCCAGCACGGGCTGGAGCTTTGGTATATACGATCTAACAATCCAGCACGGTAGCCTTCAATCTGAAAGCTTCATACCTATGGCGGAACTGGGAAGCCTTTATGGAAGGGTTCGTCGGAGTAGTAGAAAAGACTTTTCGGAACCTGTGGACAATAACCTAATGGATAATTAGATCTAATAAGAAAGGCTGAGTTATGGTAGCCCCGATAGTAAGTAATGCGATCACGTCAATTCTAACAAACACACGTACCGCCGCCCAGAGTGAACTCATACAGACTGCTGCTGAGATGGCGGAAGACATGCCTGACATTATCGGCTATGCTATAGTGATGTGGGACGCAAATGACTCTTTGAGTTTCGTTGAGCCTTGGCCCTATTCTCCCGCAGATGTTGGCACTATTATTAAAGAAAACGTTAACGACTTCCTGACATCAGAGGATTGATTGGTATGATATTTGGCAGTATCCTTAGTGCCGTAGGCGGAATAGCAACGGCGTACTTGGAGAATAAGGTTCAGCAAACCAAGGCCCAGGGTGTTTTGAACGTAGCAATCGAAGAGCGCAAGACTAAGATGGCTACTGGAGAGATCGACTGGGATCACACGATGGCTGAAGCCAGCAAAGATAGCTGGAAAGACGAGTATATTTTACTCTTATGGAGCATACCGCTGGTGCTTAGTTTTACTGGAGAGGCTGGAGTATCCATTGTCATGCGCGGCTTTGAGGCACTAGCTCAGGCACCAACCTTCTACACAGCAAGCCTGGGAATTATGGTCGGCGCATCCTTCGGCGTGAAGAGCGCAGCTAAACTGTTTAAAAAATAAATAGGATTAACAAATGACACAGATAAAAACACAGATAAAAACTTGGTTCCTGGGCCTTAAAACCCCCGTGAAAATTTTTGTTGGCGCGGTTGTTTTGATTATCGTCGCCGCTCTAGTCCAAGCTGCGCTAGGTCTGTAATGGGCTGGAGTTTTAATGGCAAAAATTATCAAGGGCTATGACTAAAAGACCTTATGCTCTCATGAATATGCCTGTGCCGATCAAGGATCGCACGGAAGCGTTGCCTGATAGTGACGCTAAGGAGTCGTCACCCAAACCGCCTCCCCACCCAACAAAGAAAAAGTAAAGTGTGAGGGAAGAGGTTACCCCCTTCCCTCGACACTCTCAGGGACGCTAAGACTCAAGAGCTTCCTTCATCTCATCTGCTATAAATTCTCTAAACTCTTTGCCATCAATTTGAGCTTTGCCTTTTATGGCAGTGCATTCGGAAATCCAATCATAACAATCTTGAACTCCGTGGTTGTATGTCTTGCCCTGGACGTAATTTATAACGGCCTGTCGTACATGATAGGCTACAGATCTTTCATCATCCTTAGCCACTGCCACAAGCGTATCGTACATCAAGGTCTCAATTTGAAACGTAAAAAGTTTTACGTCCTCTTTAAAATTTGGCTGCCTAGTTTTCATAGTTCACCTTTGTTTGCGGTATGTTTATTCTCCCTGTTAAAATGGAAGGTCATCGTCCGGTATTGACTGTGGCTCTGGTGCTGCTTTTTTATACGATTGAACGTAAGGTTCGCCGTCGCTAGTTTTTCTTTTGCGTTGAGGGGAAAGCTCCAGACTAAACCAATCGTTATTAGACCCATCGGTTTTCTTCCAGGCAGCAATCCTTACGGTTGCCTCTTCCTTATTCTTAGCTAGCTCGACCAACTCCTTCAGGATATCTACCCCAATAGTAACCTTGCCGGTGAAGGTTGGGTGTTTGTCTGAGGTGGCATCCTTGTTTGTCCAAAGGCCACCTCTATTATTGTTGTTGTATTCAGGCATCGTTATTCTCCACTTCTTTTTCTTTGGTTTCTAATTCTAACGCCCTGTCCTTAAAGATCTGAACGATAGCGTCGTAGGTTGGTTTGTTCTCAGCCTTCTGTTTTGCAATGGACTCAGCGTTGTCTTTCCACCAGTCCTTGAGTTGTTCTTTTGTTTCACATGAAACAGAGAAGGTTTTAAATATTTTCGTAGCCAATTTGTTTTCAACAGGGGCTTTTGTTTTGTTGTTGATGGCGTTGTCTACCTCAAATGATGAGGCGTATTCTCCACCAGACAAGCCTACGCAGCTCAAAGCCCTGCCGATTGATGACGTGACACAGTTCTCTAGGGCTGATGTCTTGTTTACCGGGCCTTGATTTCTATACTCCTCTGCGAAATCGTTACCCACCAGCTTATCGCAAATAAATATTTTGGTGCCGACGACAACCTTAGTGTCTGTCATCTCAATGATCTCATTCTCGATGCGACCATCTATACCCACGGCTTTCCAGAAGTATTCGTTTCTTCTCGCAACCGTAGCGTAGAGCTTACCTTTAATATTAACCTTAGCCTCATCAGGCATACTCTCTACAAGTTTTATGCCACGAATGATGGGGTCTGTTTCCCCTACGTCTTCGTTCTTACTTGGGGTTGGCTCATTTTTCTTTGTCATTTTGTCTCCATTGCTTGTTCACAAAATTTGAAGGCATCACAGTAGTTAGCACAACGATTGTACTTAACCGTCCGTGACTCGACGTAAGCGGTTGGAATATCATCTGCGTATTCCTGCGCTTCTTTGGCTGCGTCAAACAATTTGACAGCAGTTTTCCTATTGGGTTTCATAACGGCAAACCCACCACCCATAGACCACCTATCTTTTTCGGAACACTTAGGTGTTTCACCTGTCTCCTTGAAGGTAGCTAGTGCGTTCTGGTACTCACTAACCTTGGTCTCGATAAATTCTTTCTGTTCTTCCTCTGACCAAAGGGGAATTTCAATATCGACAACCCAACTCTGGGGGTAGTTAGTTCGCCCAAGATTGTTTCTATTAAAATCTCTGACGATTGCAGTCACAAAAAGATTCTTCACGTCGAGGTCGAGTGTATCCCCCGCGTTTGTTTTGCCGTGCCTTGCTAGATAGGCGTAACAATTTAACTGCTGTGCCCACTCATCCTTTGGATTGAACGTGGAGTAGGCACCAGTAAATTTATAGTCCTGTATCGACCAACTTTTATTGACCCAAACGCTGCCGCTATTTTTATACACCCTAAATTTATTAGGCTCTTTGAATATCCTGTCAGGCTGTCCGCTGACCACCGTGCCGTTGACCTCTATGTACAGCCGTTCCTCAGCCAAGGACAAAGGGTTGCCAGGGTCCGTCAGGGCAAGGGCCTCGTGAACCGCGCTACCCAAAATGCTAGGCAGTAAATTATTCAGGTCTGTCTGGACGTTATCTATGTTCGCATCACGCAACAATGTTATCTGCAATGGGTTTATCAATTCAGTTATAGAAACCTTGTGATCCCAAGGGTCTCCGCTCTCACGAGACTCGATGCTCTGCTGCCGCTGCTTATTATATCTCTCATGCAACCTTAGAAACACATCGTCTATGCCAGAATTATTTGTTACAATCATATGCCACCTTTTTCCCTGGATTATTTATTCTAAGTATATATAAATAACAATGCGGAATTGTAAAGGGTAGAAATAAATAATGAAGTTCACGATTTTTGGTCAGCCCTGTAGCAAGGCGAACAGCAGGAGGCTCGTGCGGTTTGGCAACAAGCCAGCGTTTATTAAAAGCGTGAAGGCACTGCAATACGAAAAGGATTTCGCGGCACAATGTCCAAAGCGTAGCGAATTATTTGAGAGAGATGTCTCGGTCACAATAACTATTTATTATGAATCGCGTAGGCCAGATCTCGACGAGTCAGTTATTTTAGATTGTATGCAAGATTACATCTACAAGAATGATCGGCAGGTCAAAGAGAAGCATATCTTCTGGGGTGGCGTGGACAAGAAGAACTCTCGCGCTGACATTGAAGTGGAGGAGATCGGTGAGTGAATGTCGTGTGTGCCAAGGCACACAGCATGTTTTGTTGAACGACGCGGCTGCAATGAGGCACACGATTATGCGCTGCCCAATTTGCAATACGCCGAAGAATGATGAGCAAGGTATTGTCTGGGAGGACGGCGGGTATGAGGGAACAGTGGCAGAATTTAATAAAATCAAACACAAAGCTCGGGACAAACCGGATTAAATGTCCCGCATGTAGCGGACAAAGAAAGAAAAAAAACGAGCGCAGCTTATCGGCTACGGTCTATGTGGATCGCATCGTCTACCAGTGCCACCACTGCGAACTCAACGGGGCGTTCGGCACTAGCTCAACACCGTATCAATTTGACCTGGAGCGATTTAAAAAAATGAGCATTCCAAAAATGAAAACAAACGACACCTGTTCTTACCTAAAGGACAGGAAGATACTCTCCAAAAGTCTAAAAAAATATAAGGTTTATACGACTAATAAATTCTTTCCGTCGTGCGAAAAGGAAATGGAGGCGATAGCTTTTCCTTATCATAATGAAGAAGCGGTTTACGCTGTTAAGTATAGGTCGACTGTTGATAAATCTTTTGTGCAAGAGGGAACGGGGGGTGCCCAAACTCTATTTGGTATTGAGTATATAAATCCAGACAACAAGACGATCATCATTTGCGAGGGAGAGATCGACGCTCTTACGCTCGACACCTGCGGCTATGAAAACGTACTGTCTGTTCCGAATGGAGCGCCGCAAAAGATTAGTAAGGGTTTGGTCGACGCATCAGAGGACAGAAAATTTCAGTACGTGTGGAATAGCATCGACGTGTTGAACGCTGCTGATCGAATAATCTTGGCAGTGGACAACGACGCACCGGGCGCGGCACTGAGAGAGGAGTTGGCGCGGCGTTGCGGCAAGGCTAAGACGTGGGTAGTGGACTGGGGGGAATGCAAAGACGCTAACGATGCGCTGGTGAAGCACGGCAGTGATGCTGTGAGGGCTAAGGTTGACGAGCCTACGCCCTATCCGATCACCGGATTATACACGGTCGATGAGTATGAGCAGCAAGTCTCAGACATCTACGACGGCGGTACACTCGCTGGAGAAAGTACCGGCATAGCCTCGGTTGATGAGCTGTTCACCGTGGCGACCGGAATGCTGACTGTTGTTACAGGTATACCGTCGTCCGGTAAGAGTGAATTTGTTGATCAGCTCATGATGAACTTGGCAGAGAACGCTCAGTGGAAGTTCGCCGTTGCCTCGTTTGAGAACGATCCATCCAACCACATAATTAAACTGATAGAGAAGAGGCTGCGTAAGCCATTCTTCGATGGGCCAAGCAAGAAGGCCACGAAGGAGGAGGTCAAGGAAGCTACTCGATTTATCAAAGACCACTTTATTTTTATGGATCAGAAGGACGGCGAAGAAAGTACGGTTGATTCCATACTAGAAAAATGTCGGATTGCTATTCAGCGTATGGGCATCAGGGGTTTGGTGGTAGATCCATACAACTATATCGATCTAGATCGGAAGGGTTCTACTGAGACCGAAGCGATCTCCAGAATGCTAACCAAGATGAGGTTGTTTGCTAAATCAAATGACATCCATATCTTTTTTGTTGCACACCCCGCAAAAATGCAGCGCGAAAACGGGCGCGTCCCCATCCCAAAAGGGATGGACATCTCAGGTAGCGCAGCTTGGTTCGCCAAGTGCGATGTCGGTGTGACGGTACATAGGAGCGAGGACGCACCAGATACATCTGAAATACACTGCTGGAAATCAAGGTTCAAATACATTGGGCGGATAGGAAAAACGTCTCTGACATACAACAAAGTGTGTGGTGTGTACGATGACATCAGTTTTACTGACGATGATCTTAGCGCGTTGGACGGTTTGTAATGGGACGCCCAGTATACGAGACACCAGAAACGTTGGAGATGGAGAGCCGTGTCGCTCGAATTTTATCGGAGCGTTGGCAGTGTTCGTTAAAAAAAATGCCAGTTAAATACGAGTTGGATTATTTGATGGAGCGTAACGGGCGTGGCGTTGCATTCGCAGAAATAAAATGCCGAAACTATACTCGCGCACAGCTATCGAAGTTCGGCGGCCCGATGATAAGCCTAGCTAAATTTATGAAGACAAAGCAGCTTGTGAGAGAAACACAACTCCCTGCGTACATAGTTATTAAATCATCCGACGAGCTTATGTTTCTTAGTTCTCACCTGATAGATAAGCCTGTCATTCGGTGGTCTGGCCGAACAGATAGGGACGACAAGCTAGACCAAGAGCCTTACGTCATGCTGCCGGATGAATTGTTTTCAACGCTGTGCGACTGCTCTTCAAAAACTAATCTATCTGAGTCGTGTGGATGTCAGAGATCGCCGCTCGATGTGTAAAAATAAACATGTTGATAGCTGATATGGACGAGCTGATGTCTTTTGCATCCGAGTAGATAGCAAAAAGATTTTCGCACAGGGATATAGGATCAATCTGAAGATCCAACCAGAACTTTTTCTCGCTCATCGCGTGTTGTTTGTGATGGCATTTGTAGCAAAGGGGGA